TTAATCCAATAGATATAGAATTATCCGCTTCGCCAAAAGTTTCATTTCATCAGGGCATTTAATTAACGAGAGCCAGGTCTCGTAAACATATATCTGTTTGGAAGCATTAAGCTCAGAGATCTCATCTAACGGTTTCCTTAGATTCCCTACTAAATACTGGCTTAACCAGTAAACAATCTTTCTGTTAAATTCATTATCAGGTAAATCATAGATTGCCCCCAACTCGAAGATCTTGTAAAAAAGATCATCGCCTAAATTGCACATATGGTTATCTTCACTCACAAATTCTTCGATATTCATAACATGTCTCCCCAAATTAACTAAGCAACATTATTTCGACTTGTTTCGATAACTGATTGAATCCACTCGTCAACTTCACTCTCGACAAAAGCAACGGCACGAACACCGATCTTCACTGGTGCCGGAAACCGACTTTCACTGATCAGACGATAGATCCAGGCTTTTCCGTAGCCAGTTCGTTCGAGAACTTCTGGTAAGCGTATGAGGCGGGTTGCTTGATTCTTCATTTTGTTTTCCCTTGTCGTTGCGGTGAAGTCACTATACGAACACTTGGGAAAAGAAAGGAGTGAAGCTCCTGAAGCGGAGGTTCTTCGCTGCTATGCAGGATAGTTTTCTCGAAGTTGGTGCCGTACAAAACAGGGGAACTTGAGAGTAGCTGAAATTCCCCTGTTTTATGGCAAGTGGCAAAATGGCCGGTTCAAAGTAAAAATCGCAAAAAAAAGCATCATTTACAATGATGCTTTTGGTTTTTCATGTTAAAAACAGACAGTTATAGATAAAATACTAATCCGATAGTTTCATTACATCAGAGACTTTCATTTGCTTCAAATGGCTATTTTTGTTCATGAAGTAATGGAATTGTCGGATAAAGTCAGTTGTGCAGGATTTAAGAGCCAAAGGCCTGTCGGTATCTTTGATTTGGCTGGACTGCCTCATTTCGCTTTCTTCGTCATCGTCTGTATACAGTAGTCTGGATAACCTGTCGTCAGAGACACGGATTTTTTTAACGGCTGCCCACACCAGGATATCCAGCATAGGTATTACACGATAGCTGATGAGTTTCTTGATAGTTCCGTATCCAAAACGAACAGATTCCAATGGGTTTTCATCAATACCCTTAACTTTACGCCATTGCGGTAATGCAGCTTTAAGCGACTCTGCAATCTCTTCGTCTGTGCCACTTGCCAAATCAATCTCGAACATGACTGTTCGTGTAAACTGATCGGGCATAATGTCTGAAAGTGATTCCTCTCGAAGCTCTGCGTTTATAGAATAATTGTCACCTTCATGCCAAACAAAACCTCCGCGTTGCATAGCAATAATGCTCGTTTCAGCAAGGCGATCAAGAGTTGTTAGAAAAAAATGGGGAGGCTGAAAAAGTTTGTTGGCAGGAGTCATGTATCCAAGTTGCCCTTCTGGAATCAAAAAAGGGTTGCCGGTGAAAATCTTTGAGAAGTAACTCATAAGAGTTCTGCTCTCAAACTCTTCCCGATACTCCTTAAAGAACAGATTCCGGGCCCATAACTCGTGATAGAAGTGTATTAATGAGAGATCTTCAAACTTGCGATAGTTATCTATGTTAAGCCAAGCTTTGATTTCTTTTGTATGCTCTAGAGACCAGTTGTTCAAAATCCATTCTCCACCTATGCTGGTACTGCCCTACGGGTACAATTCAGTTATGCTGAAAAACTACCGTATACACTAATCGGTGGAAAGCAGATCCTGCTTACGCAGTTCAACTCCCAGTTGGTAGCTGAACTGAGGATTTATTATCTTTTGATACAATTTGCCAGTCAGCTAATCGTGAGAACTCATACCATTAAGATTTATGGTTCCTTTTTAGAACCACCGATAAAATAGAAATAGAAAATTAATATAAAAATCAATAAGTTGAATAACTAATCATAGAGACGCCAGCCCCCACCACTTTTGATAGGACTGCAACCGGACAGCGGCAATAAAAACAGCCACTTACGGACTCTGACCAGACAGAGCGCAGACCGAGAAAAGACAAAAAAATGCACGTGAAATGCACGTGCACTTTAAAAGAACCCCAGATCTCGTGGTCTGGGGTTTTTCTATTTGTAACTAAGGGTAACAAAAACACATCCACCTTTCGCGCTCCACTCGCCTTGACACTGTCTATGTTTACAGTAAAAATACTGTATACAATCACAGTGGTTTCCGGAGGCTTTTATGTTCGTTGAACTGGTTTATGACAAGCGTAATGTTGAAGGTTTGGCTGGTGCCAGAGAGATTATCCTGACCGAGTTGACGAAACGGGTACACCAGATTTTCCCTGATGCCGAAGTGAAGGTGAAGCCGATGCAGGCGAACGCTTTAAATAGCGACGCCAGCAAAAGTGATCGGGAAAAGCTGAACCGCATGCTGGAGGAAATGTTTGATGAATCCGACATGTGGTTAACATCAGAATAACTTACCGCTCGCCTGGTATCGTGAGATAGTCAAAAGATGCCGCTATTGTTGTAGCGGCAATTGGCGTTAAATTTGTTTCAACTGGTTTTCAAGCTCCGTCACCCTTCTTAGTAGTTGTCGTACTACCGGCACAAGATAAGCTGAGGCAACTTCCGCAACATCAACAATCATTCCATCTTCGATAATGCCGCCCTCACCATCAATAAGCTCCTGTCTTTCGATCAGTTCCTCGTTACGCGCCAAAATGTCCTGAGCACGAAAACCGGCACGAACCTTATCGGGTGACCACTTAAGTGTGTAGAGAATGGACTCCCAGTCCTGAATAAAGCTCACTGCCTCCTCTTCACTGATGACTTTTTTCTCATTCTTGACACGGATATCTGATACGGCTGGGGTGATAGTACCGTTGCTGGTCTGAATAACACTTCCGCCTTGTAAGAAATACCAATATGAGCCAAAGGACCCCGAATCAAACGTGCCAATGTATGGACCGCTTGCCTCAGCCGAGCCACTTCCATTCATGTAAGCGCCAAATGTGGCATTCATCGTCCACGAATCAGTTCCATAGCGTTGGGTAAATCCTTTAGTCACAAAACTGGTGGAAGTGCTGTTGGTCACCTTAGTCGTGATAATTCCACCGCTGGGTTTTCCGGCAGCAGGAGACAGTACGGTCGATATACCCGTCAACCCCGTAATATCGATGTTGTTTCCTGATGCAGCTGCTGAGAGTTTCGTACGTGCATCGGTCGGCGTTTTTCCTCCAGTGCCTCCCATGCTGATCGGGACGGTATCATTGTTGTCTACCAAACCGAGGTTTGTGCGAGCGTCTTCTGCCTTCGTTGCCCCGGTGCCGCCATCAGCAATAGCAAGCGCACCGTTGCTCCCTTTCTGCGCAAGTTTACCGATGCCGGGGATGGTTACGGCGGTGCCGTTGATGGTGACGGTGATGTTCTGGTTTGCTGAGGTGGTGGCGAACGTCTCCCACGCGCCGATGTTCTCGTCGTACTCGTTGATGAGCTGAGACATGCTCTGCGCCAGGCCGTCGACCGAGAGACTATCAGTAACAAGAATGCCGTACTTCTGGCCGCTCAACGCCGGAGACGCGGCAGGCGTAACCGTCAGTGACGTCGCACTGTTGATGGCGGTGATCTGAAACATCTGTACCGGGTTAGAAAGAACAAACAACGTCTGGCCAACCCGGATCTGGCTGGCGGGTGCCGTCCAGTTCGTACCGGTGCCGGTGGCTGTATTTCCGTTAATGTCGATGGTGCCAGTGTTATAAAGCATATTTTCTCCAGGCAATAAAAAACCCCGCCGGAGCGGGGTTTGTTCAAAACTGAATGGGTTAGTGGCAGGTGGTGCTGGTGAACGTGTTGGCGCTCACCCATGACCAGTTAAAGGGATAACCGGCGCGGTACTGCGTCTGATTGTTTTGCTTGCGGACTCCGTAGATCTGGACGCTGCTTTCCTGTCCGCCGACCAGGGCTGTTCCGGTGCATACGGGTTGCTGCTTCTCAATAACGCCAGCGCAACCGGAGAGCAATACCGCTACCGCCAGGCAAAGAATCATATTTTTCATAGTGGTTATATCCCAGGGTATTAACGAAGATAAACAATAACACGATTGATCGTTTTCAGCGATCAATCGTAGTTGGCGCAGTTGATGGCCATAATCACGTTTCTCATATTTGAATACGCGACGTTCTGAAGGTTTCCTATGGGGGTTGTTTGCGGTCTGGCGAATATTCGCGTATTGCTTCCCTCAAGTTTTGCCATGCTCTTGTAAATCGCCGAGTAGGGCTGCGGCTGGCCGCCAGCCGATATAACTCCAGTAATTAGACCCAGCATGCAAGGCATACAGGCCCATTTCCCCGCCAGCGTGGTATTGATGTTATAACCTGAACTTGCATCTACTCCGGCAGTACCGAGGGTTACCACATCACTGAGTGTGCGCGTTTCGTTTGTCAAAATAAGCGTCCCTGACGCATCCCAGACGGCCAGCCCGTAGTCTGGCTTTGTCTGTGGGAAAATAGAGAAAAAATAAACGTACGCTGTGCCGGTTGCATTTGGTCTGAGGAAATCAACTGTGATGGTGTTCCCGCTTATCGTCTGGGTGATTTCCACCTCAACAGTGCAATGAACAAAGGCGACAACGGGCTGACCTGAGGGAAATGTGTGCGTCACTTTGGTGTTGAAACCCGATGTTCCCTGAAGAGCCGCTGTTTTTCGAGCCTGTAGAGCAATTGGCGAACTATTCGCGGTCACCCATACTTCTCCTGCCGTCGTCGTCAGTAAAACGCCATACTGCGCCATTTATGCCCTCTCTATCTGGAAAATGAGATACGCCGCGGCCGCAGGCTCAGTCCCTGCAGAGTAGTCGGTATCGCCTACTGCCGATACCGTTGCGGTCCCACCTGAAATAGTGATCTTCCTCCGGCTCGTTCCCCACCGATCGCCGTTCATGATCTGAAAATAAGTAAGCTTACACCCCGGTGGAAGCACTACGGAGTAAGAGCCTGTTTTTTCATTCTGGGCCAACTGTAGGTAGCCGCTTACACTGACAGGCTTAATCCCATAGTTGTTCACCCTGCCTGAGGCGTCCCAGGTTTCAACACCGTACTGAGCCATCGCTGTTCATCCTAAAAAAGGGCCCCACCTGAGGCCCAATGTTTACCATGTTCCCGTGATTCTCCCGATCTGCACCCTCAACACATTGTTGGCGTCACGCACACTGATTGTCTGGTTTGTCTGTTTCATGGCTCCCTCTCCAGCTGTCGAACCGTAGTTCTCAAATGTTCCTGATTTATCCAGCCTCCACCCGACTGAGCCAGCAACATAGTTATTGGACTGGATGTAGTTGCCGATCTTGGCGTTGCTGATGGTGCCATCACCTATCAGCGCGTCTCTGATGAACACCTGCCCGTTCTGGATAACGAACGGTAAGGTCACTGTGGCTCCGGCCTGGTGCGTTACGGCGAAGCGGTCAGCCAGGAAGATAACCTGCGACTGCATACCAGAAGGCGTATTCTCTACACCGATCCCCATCCCAGCCGCGTAGTACTGACCATTGCTGGATAACCCGACCTTGATGCCGTACATCGCCTTCAGATCCCCGTTAACGTTCGCGATGGCCTGAGCGTTAGTGGTAATCGCTGAAGTGTGCCCGTTGATGGTCGCCGTGATGCCGTTTACCTGCGTGGCCATAGCCTGTTGATAGTCCGAGAACGTCTGGTTCAGGCTGTTGATGGATGCCTTATTGCCGTTCACGTCAGTCTGCAAACTCAGCAATGAACGCGCCGTGGCCTCCTTCTCGTTGACGATCACCTCATCAATGCGGTCCAGCTGCGCGCTGTTACCGGCGACCGATGCAGACAGTGTTTTGCGCGCCGCCACCTGCGCCAGATTGCCCTGAATAATCGCGATGGCGGAGTTCTTCACTCCTCCCGTCATACCGTCCACAGACACGCTTATGCTGTCGATACGCTGGCCCAGCGCGGTATCAGCCGTTGCCACTGTCTGCTCAAGTTCGTTCAGAGAAGAAGACACATCTCCGACCGTGCTCGACAGGTTTGTAACGCTGGTCTGAACCTTCCCGATATCCTGGGCGTTTTTGGCGATTTCCTGCGCCTGTTGCGCCAGTTCGTCGTTGGCCTGTTTGATGTCGTCAGCCATGCCAGCAATTTTTTCATTGCTGTCTACCGCGTTCTCGATCAGGTCTTTGAACGTATCGGAGCCTTTCATGTCCTCCAGGATTGCATCGGTGATGTCGGATACATCGATGCTGGCCTGCCCGCGCACCCAGTCGGTGTATCCGGACTCGTTGCCGCTGCGGTCCACCAGCTGCGCGCGGTACCAGAAAATCTGCCCAGCCTTCAGGCCCATCTGCTGATATTTGCGCTGCGGATAGGGTACGTCTGCCAGCAGCATCGCATCGTCTTCCGTCCCGGTCAGGCTGTACTGAATTTCCGTCTTCAGCGTGTCGTCGGTGTTCGCCGGGAATCCCCAGCTCAGCTCGATACCGAAAACCACATTATCAGAAGCGATGAAGCCGACCGGTTTCGGCGGATTGCCCACTTTACCCGTAAGATTTACTTCTGATGATGTCGCCCATACTGATGAAACGTCGCTGGCGTTCACCGCCCTGACACGGACCAGATAGCGACCCGAGTAGATGCCCTGCACTTCAAAGCCGAGAGAAGACGTTCGGGGCACACTAATCCAGTTGCCGCTGTCACGCCGCCATTCCGCCTCGTAAGCAACTGCACCCTGAACAGAATCCCAGGCAACGCGCATAGTGGTAATCGCAATGTTCTGGTTAACCGTAGAGTAACTGTCTACGACAATATTTCCTGGGGGAGCCTGAACCCCCGGTGGAATGACACTGACTGGCCGCTCGTCCAGTCTTGCGCCGGTATCAACAGCGGAATAGATATCAGGGTTGTAAGTCGTCCCGGTGACCTCGAAAGTACCGTCGTTGTTGTCCCGCGTTCCCGTAACACGGAAAAGCGCTATAAACAGATCGTCAGAGTCCACACCCCAGTTACATTCAGCCTCCGGCGTTTCGCTGTAGGGTGTGGTGACAGTGACTGTGTTTCCGTTAACGGCCTGGACGGTTCTGGCCTGAGCTGTGCCTGACGGAAGATTCAAAAACAGCCTGTTACCGGCTTTCACATCAGCAGCGCGATCGAGGGTTATGTTGCGGCCGTTAACCGCACTCACCCTGCCGCCGATAGTTCTTCCGGCCAGCTCGTTAGCAGCCACGCCGATCACCTCACCAACAGGGGGGACGTCCATGCCTGTGCTGAAGGTCACCACCTCGCCGATACCGTTGGTAAGCAACGCCCAGCGCCCCCGCCGGTTTGCCTCTGACTGCCTGGTGCAGCCGATCGCAGTCATTTCGAGCTGACGATAATCGAAGCGCATGGCCAGATCGTTATCGTAAACAGGCTCAGGCGTGTCTTTATAGTGGTTGGCTGGGTCTGACCAGTTCACCAGCGCGGCAGTGTTTCGGGTGGTTTCACTCGGATCCGCAAAGGTAAATTTTCCTTCAACAACGCTGGCGTGGTTATAGATGTGCCACACATCCCGTGGCATATCAGCCAGGACATACATCTTATTGTCGCCCCAGTACGTCATGCCGCGAAATATACCCGCCAGGTCACGAAGTACGGTCCAGGCGTCATTACGGTCCTGGATATAAACGTTGCAACGAAAACGAGGCTCCGTCCCGCTGCCGCCCTTGCCGTCTGGTACCAGTTGATCGCAATACTGGGCGATGCGATAAAGTTCCCATTTGTCTATCTGAGTCGCATCGATTCTTTGACCCAGCCCGAAGCGCTCGTTCAGAATGATGTCGTAATAAATCCAGGCAGGGTTATCCGTCCACGCCCATTTAAATACGCCCTCCCATGTACCAGAATAAGTGCGGGTTTCGGGATCATAAGTATCAGGTACACGGATGATTCGCCCTTTCGGATTGCACACAACCTGAGGAATGCCATTAGGGAACTGCTTTGCGTCAAACTCTACATACAGCAGCGCTGTGTTAACGTAGCGAAGTTTGGCGTCAATAATTTCAGTAACGGCCACAACGCGCATGGTGTCGACGATATTCACGCTCGTGGAATCCGGCGTGATTCTGCGAACCCGTAACTGCCATCCAGTCGAGGCTTTCGGAAGATTGACGCGGTGACTGTGCTCATAAAGCGACGTGGTTTTGTCATCAACAGCACCGTTAACCACCGTTTCATACGGCCCGCCATCGACCGACAGATCGATAGCATACTCGACGCGGGTGCCGACTTTATCACCGTTGTTTTTCTGGAGTAAAAGAGTTGGCCATCCCAGGCGAATTCGCAGCGCAGAGAGCTGCGTGTTGGATACCGCCCGAACATACGGTACAGCCTGTTTCAGCTCATATGAAACCTGAAGTTCGTTTTCAATGCCCGGAAAGCCCTGAATGTAATCCTGGTCCTGAGTACCGGAACGGAACTCGTATTTTACATTATTGAAATTGTAACTTCCGTCGGCGTTCTGGAGAGGGGTGTATGAAGATGAGTCGCCAAGGAAAATATTTTTACCATCAAGCCCGCCGGCGAACTCCCCCTCCCCAAGAGCAATCAGCACCTTTGCCCTTGCAATGGACTGAATGCTGTCTGGTGCCTCAACAGGCGTACGGGTCTGATTGCTGCCACCTTTTCCGCGGCCTTTGATGATTGTCGTCGTCATATCGCGTCCATAAAAAAGCCACCGTCAGGTGGCTTGCAGTACGTGGTTTTGTTTATTGCTGATCTTCTGCATAAACCCCGGCGGATATAATGGCGCCGCCAATTTCCCGTTGCCCATAAAGCAGGGGGACGGGATTGCCAGATGCCGTCGTGTTAACGGGACCACCAAACGCATAGGAGGGTTTGTTATCAGGTTCCTGACGCATTCGCAGACCTGAAACCTGAGGAGAGAGCATTTGCACTACACCGCCAACGGCCATTGCGGCACCAACGGAAAACATGAGGTTACTTGCTGCGATACTAACTCCCGGCATCCATATGGCAGCAGCGACCAGAGCCGTTCCGAGCAACGCCTGGAAAACTCCAGCTCTTTTACTACCCCTTATCACAGGGATTATTCTTAACTCATCACCCGGCCCCAGGAGTTCAAACTCTTCGTGCCCGATATTGCGACGATCCCGGAAAATAACAAAATCCAGTCCCTTTGCCCGAGCTTCACGCAGATAAGCATCAAAGCCGTCAATGGTGTTAGAAAGCGCCCTGAAAACTTCGCTGGCGGACGTTAGTGCACGGCGATGTGTCCTGCCAAATCGCTGAGCCATTGAGCCGCTGAGTTTGATAACGGTTTTTCTTTCCATTACATCAAATCCTTATAACGCAGAATTTTGATGGTACGGTTACGGTAATAGCCACCGTAGGGAATACGCTGGCTTAGCTGGCCATACATGTGATGCAGTAGCATGTTGCCATCAAGCAAAATCCCGGCATGGTTCGGGACGGTGGACTGAACCTGCATGATAACCATGTCACCTGGCTGAGCGGGACCGTCGTACTCACGGAAACCGCATTCCTGCCAGTTATCCATATAGAGGTTTTCACCCTGCTCCCACCAGTGGCGATCTACGCTGTAGTTGGGCAGTTCAATGCCGTGCTCGATGCGGAAATAGTCCATGATGAGAGACCAGCAGTCTGCATACCCGAGTACAAACTGGCGCCCTGTGAGGGGACGGTCTCCGCGAGGCATGACGGTGCGAATGTCGCCCTCCGGCCACGATGCAATAATCCAGGGCAGTTCCGTGGCATCACACATCAGCATGTCGAGCTCGCTCGGCTGAGTTGTTGCCCCGTCGCCGGGATGGCTGTGGACGATCGCCACCACAGTGCCCTGCTCTTCGGCGGCCGCATAATCCTCAGGATTAAGTTCAAATTGCTCAGTCGGCGACTCAGCATTATTTTTGCAGGGGATGTATTTCTCCACCCGCCCCTTCTGAATAACCACGCCACAGCACTCCTCTGGGAAGGATGCGGCGGCATGGGCCAGAATGGCGCTAACTGTTTTGTCGCGCATGATTATCCTCTCAGAAGTGAAGCGCCTGGGAACCCGCCATAATCCAGCTGTTCATTCTCTCCGAAGCGAGGTTTACAGCCCGTTGACAGCAATCCGGAGCAAACATCCTGTGAAGGATCGTCCACCCGATTGCCGTCTTTATCGAACCAGCCGTTTTGCCCGGCGTAGGTGCAGCCGTTCCCGGTTTTGTACCAGCCCCGCATGCACCACGTGCACATTGGCTGAATTTGCCGGGTCGGAATGAGTTGCCCTCGCAAATCGGCTGGACTTGAAAGCTCAAACTCTACGGTTTCATCGTCTGACCCTGATTTACGGTCGATGTAATAAACCTGTTTGCGCTCCTCGTTGGGATTCGCAGTCGGGTTCCCGCCAGGAAAATTTCTTGCGTCCAGGTAGTGAGCGAAGGTGTCATGGATGATCACCTTTGCTTTAGCCATCCCCTGAAACCTGCGGCACAGCGCGCCAATCGTACCGCTGATGTTTGCAACAGTGAGTGACGGCCGTGAACTCTGGCCGTCACTGCTTACAGATATGCCGGTCAGTTCATACGGCCACGCGCCATACTCCTGCCCCTGCCACCACACCGACTTCGGCTCAAGTTTTGACTCGTCGCCGCCTGCGGCGATGATTTCCGCCTCGGTATGCGGGATTGTCTCGTTGTGAAAGCGAAGAATACCCGCACCGAACGCTGAGCCGTCCACCTCGATCAGGCGGACGCGCTTACCCGGTTCCAGTTTCTGGACATCAGATGAAATACTCATGGATGGTATGCCTGTATGAATGTGCTGCTGAGGGTGTATTTTTTGTTGCCGTGGGTAGATATCTGGAAGGATTCCGCGCGCCATAAACCTGAAGGATCAAGCGGTGGCTTCCAGATAAATGACTTCCACCCTGCATGTCTGTTCAGAAAGTTTTTAATGGCCTGAATGTAAGCCTCGTCGCCGGTAAAGCTCACGCTCCACTGAGGTGTTACCGGGTTGATGCCGTCCCCGGCCACCTGTGTATAGCCATCGCCAAACTGCGCCTTTCGGGTACGAAAACTTGTATCAACCTGAGAGGCAACCTTTGGGCACCAGCTGAAGGTTTCGACTGCCATGGTTAAACTCCCTTGATTAATCGCCACAGAGGCGAGCCCGGCATGCTGGCCTGCTCGTTAATAACGCCAGTGATGGCATCTTTCAATTGTCTGCCAGCGGCACCGGCTGTTCCCTGACTGGCCGCCTGGGATGATCCGCCCTGAATATTGATATCGCCAAAGTTAACTGAAGGCACGCCACCAGAAACCTGCGGCATCCCCACTGCGCGAACGGCAAGATCACCATTAGGTGCCCGCGTGAGGGGCATGATTGCTTCAGGACCTGCCTCGCCGAAAATCCCTGCGCCTTTAGCAAAAGCAAACAGTTGAGGTGTCTGAAAAACGCCATTGCTGTAAGCGCTCAGGGACGGAGAGTCGTAAACATTACCCTTTGCATTAAAGGTAAAGTTCGCGCCAGCATTCTGAATAGCGGTACCGCTGCTGGCGGTTGCGGCTGACGAGGCACCAAAACTGAACAGTGATCCAATTGAGCTGACGCCATTAGCAACAGCCATGTTCACCAGAACGTTCTGGATAATCTTCAGTACGCTCACGCCCCAGTCCTTCCAGCTGTCAACGTTGCCATTGAGCATGTCGGTGATCGTGGTGACCGCGCCACCCATGGCCTGCTTCATGCCGTCAGCGGCCATGGAAGAATAATCAGTAGCTTCGTCCACCCAGTTCGCATAACCCTCAGACAGTCCCGTCATCCAGTCGTCACGCTGCGCATCAGAAGCTGCGTAATATCCCTCCTGGTCGCGCAGGCGCTCTTCGAGGTAGCGCTTATTAAGTGCCAGCCCCTGCTGATAGAACGTCTCGTCGATTTCACCAGCCTGACGCTGGCGGAGAAGATCGGTATTCTTCTGCTCAAACTCCTTACGCAGATTGAACTGCTCCTGAAGTCTTTCACGGAACCTGGTACCCTGCCCGTAACCCAGCAGTTGCCCTTCATTAGCTGCTCGGGCGCTGGCGTTACTGTCGGCGAGGTTGGCTTCGTAATTTCGCAGTTGCTCACGCAATTTAACCTGGTCAATCAGCGCTGCATTCTGCAATACCGTCTTTTTCTGGGCTTCTGTCAGAGAAGCAAGCTCCCCCTGGCTGACCTGAAATTTAACCTTCGCCAGTTCAGTATTCTGACCCTGCAGGGCGATCTGCTCTTTTTGCTGCTTGATAAGGCGCTTATATACATCCTCTGTTTTCTCGCCTTCAGTTTTGCCTCCCTTCGCCTTAGGTTTGTTGGCCTCATTATTCCGCCATTCCGCCAGGCCGTTATTAATCAACTCCTGACGGCCTGTCTGGAATTGCGGATCACTGGTTAATCCCAGGTCATCGGCTGCATAACTCAGTCGCAGGCGCTCTTTTGCTTCACCCTTCAGGCGTGACAACTCCAGATCCCGGCGGCTCTTTTCGAGGGCATCGGTTTGCTTTTTGTCGAGATCGGCCTGCGGAAGTCTGAGCGGGACGTTAGCCAGCCCCTGACGCGCCATAAGGAGTTGGTTACCCAGTCCGAGTAATCGATTAAGTTCATCGTGCTGCCCATTCATCAACAGAAGTGATTGATAAGCCCGGTTCTGATTCGCTGCCTCCTCCCGAATTAGCGTCACACGCCGATGCTCAAGACCTTCAAGAACCTGTTGGATAGAGGCAGATTTCTCCTGCATCTGGGCAAGCCTTTCCTGCTCAACAGATAACTGTTCAGTGGCTGTAGTCAGTCCACGGGTCACGGTATCCAAAGATGTCAGGTGGTTAATCATGAAACCACCGCTGGTCGTTGGACCGGGATTACTGATCACTGACTGATAACCAGCTATCTGCTCTTTCAGATTTTCTATCTTGCTCTTTTGTTCATCTATCAGCCTGTTCTGCTCATTCAATGCTGCGCGCGTTTTCTCAGCATTGTCTGAAGCTTCAGGTAAAGACATTGCCTTCGACTTTTTACTGACTTCATCAATCGTGGTGGCGTATTCCTGCGCCGAACGCCGAGCCTGCTCCTGATTCTGATACATCGCATACCAGGCTCCTGCTCCCAGCATCACCAGACCCGGCACGCCGCCAATCAGGCCAAGCGCACCACTCATCAGGCGAGTGCCGACAGATGTTACGCTATTGAGATTGCTTTGAGTCGAAACACGATTTGAGATGTTACGGTTTAAAGCAGCCTGAGCGGCAGCCAGACGCCTTTCAGCGACAGCCTGAGCGTCGGCATTTTTAGCTGCTACCAGCCCTGCCTGCGCGCGTTCAAGTGCTGTTCTGGCTCGCACCTTTTCCGTAGCTGTACCACTGGCAAGAGCGGTAGTCAGTCTGGTATGGGCCGCAGTGACTTTTGCTTCAGCCGTCGCGACCTTTTCTTGCTGAGCCGCCTGAACATCTGCACTTCTTGAACTCTGTACTGCTTGCTGAGCCCGATAAACTTCAGCCCTGGAAGCCGCAACAGCAGACTGCGCCGCTTTATCCTGCGCGACTGCAAGGGCAACCTCTGATTTCGCAGCTGAAATTAGCGCACCTGTTGCACTCGTGGCACTGGTTACAACTCCGCTTAGGTAGCGTGCCAGTCCCACGCCAACAAGCGCCCCAGCGACTGTTGTAATTGTTGACATATTGTCAGCAACGTCACTAAGCGCGCCGCTCACTGCTGATGAAGTAAAAGAATCAAGCGTCTGGGCAACATTATCCAATCCGCCAGACAACGCATCAGTAGCACCGGTTGCCTGGTTTACACCGCCCACCCAGGCCATGAATGAGTTAGTTACTTTTTGAAGGGATCCAGAAACCGTTTGTGGCATGCTGGCAAATTCGCCCTGCAATGCTCCTAACTGGCTCATTAAAGATGGGACAACCTTATCGATCGTAAGCTGTCCCTGGTCAGCCATGCTCTTGAGGTCTTTACGGGCTACACCCATTCCCGCAGCCAGAGCGCGGATTACCCGATCACCGGCTTCGTTAACGGCATTAAATTCTTCACCACGAAGAACGCCTTGTGCGAGCGCCTGGCTGAATTGAGTGATAACAGAACTCGCTTCCTGGGTGTTAGCCCCAGAAAGTTTGAGGCCGGTAGAGACAGCTTCTGTAATTTTCAGAACTTCGTCAGAGCTATAACCGTACTCGCGCATTGAGGCTGCTGCACGGGAAAAAAGGTTTGCGTTATCTGAAAATGCCGTGCCGGTTCTTTGGCTGATTTCCATTAACTGACGCTGTGAAGCGGCAAAATCATCAGCAGAAGATGATGCCTGTTTAAGACGAGCGTTTACGGAGTTCCACTCATCAGCAATCTGCACAATTTTACCCGTTGCAAAAGCTGCCGTAGCTGCGGCAGCAGCCCTTCCAGCAGATGCAAATCCGGCAGTCAAATCAGAGAGCGCCCTTTCGCTCTCTCTGGCAGCAGCAGCGGCCTGCCGACCGCCATTCTGCATGGTGCGGTAATAATCCTGCCCCATTCGTGAGGCGCGGGAAATTTCCGTCTGGAAAGATTGAGAATTGGCGGAAATTTTGATTATTAATTCGCGTAAGGTTGCCATTTATCCAAACTCCAGACGTAAAAAAACCGCCGAAGCGGTTTTATTTTTATTGTTTCCAGACCTTTTGCCTGGCTTCTTCAAGGTATTCTTCATCGGTTTTAACCGGAGGTGATTCGGCCATCAAATCACTGCCACAATGTTTACATTTAATGGCTGCGTTTTTGATTATTTCCGCACAGAACGGACAAGTTTTCATACCCTCATTTTCAATTAAGTCTTTTTCTTCAGCTGCAACATCTTTCTTAATTACCAGCGAGTGTACAAAGGCAATAATAAACAGCAATGCACCATAAACCCACCAAGCAAAGAAAGAGCGGCCTTTGCTTTGAGCTATTAAGGCTGGAACTAAGCCTATTACAATTGAAACAAGTAAAATTTCCATTTTCTATCCCCAGAATTATTAGTGGCTAAAATCCTAATGTTTTCTGGGTAAAAAGTCACTGAGTTGCAGCTTTAAGTGCAGCCTCAAGCCCTGCAAACGGGTCCTTCGGTTCTGATTGCTCATCGCCACCCCATCGCAGGATCGCATCGTCCAGCGGTACTTTTGCCCCCTGCGAACCGTAGATGGCAGAGACGAGCTGGGCGGCCTGAATGTCGCCACGGATATCACCAACCGGACTTTGCCTGTCGAACTCAATCCACATCAGAAGCTCGCTTGCCGTCATATTCTGCCGAAGCTCTGAGAGCGTGCGCCCCATCCGGAGCGCAAGCGACATCAGAAACTTTACGCCGGGGGTTGAGACTTTTCCCGCGCTTCGTCCGCGTTGTTGATCAGGTCAAGCGCCTGTTTGAGCAGGCGTGAATGGACGGGGCCGTAGATTTCACGCACCTGCTCTTCTTCGTCTACGCTGAATACCGGCTGCTTATCGGTGTCACACAGAACGTCAATGAAGAGCACCACGTCAGCGCAAAGATTACGGTGTGCCTTTTCCGATACTGACACATTTTCATCATCAGCACCCGCTTTCACCACTTCCTGCCAGCGCAGCCAGGCTTCACCTGACGGCTCACGGAGAACCACTTTGACGCCTTCCCACTCAGGAACGGCGACCGTCTTATGACGAAATCCCGACATCTTAGCCAGGGCGAGATTTTTAATATTCTTCATGAGACCTCTCAGGAGCCAGACTCGATGTTTTCAGGCTTACCTTTCAGGCGCAGGGAGAACGTTGCCGCCACTACGCCGTTGGTACCGGAAGACCAGGTGTGCTGGCGGATTTCAGCCAGGAACTTAAAGCCCTTGCCGGACGGGAAGATAACCTGGAACGCGTAGGTCGTATCGTTGTCATACGCTTCACGCAAGGCGTCCTGCGCCGGATTCTTGTAGAAGTTGCCGGACAGAGAGATTTCTGACGGAGAAGACAGGCCGTTGATGTTCTCCTGCTCGGTAGAGCAAAGTGTTGTTACGTCGATATCCTGCTTCTGACCACCGGTGAACTGAATTTCTTTGATGGTGCAACTCAGATCGAGGAAGGTTGCGGAATCCATCGTTTCTTTGGTGGCTGGCAGGGAGGAAATAAGGATCTTCGTCAGCTGCGATTTTTCATAAAGTGCAGACATATCTGTCTCCTGGAAAAAGAAAACCCGCCATCAGGCGGGTTCGTGGGTGAATTAATTGTCAGGGGGTAACTTTAAAATCCAGGGTGGCACGGTAGAGCCGATAATCTGGCTCGTACCCGGGGATTTTTACCACCTCTGTAGGGGTTAACGGCTCAAGCGAAGCGAGCACCAAATCTCTCAGGGATCGTGATTCAGTGATCGTTGTGGAATACACATCTACCTGAATGGAAACCCTGCTCTCTGCCTGGCCGCACAGCACGTCAGCGGAAACATCATCGACGATGGAAAAAATAATCCAGGGTGGCGAGACAGACGGTTTTCCGTCACTACCTAATGGCGCAACGTAGGGATATACCCGCCCTTCTGCCAGGGAAGAAAGCAAAGCGTAGATATTATCTTCATTCACTTGCTCAGTACCTCATCAATAGCCTGATTCATCCTGGCAATGGCGACGCTGGCGGCCTCTTCCTCGCGCGTATCGTAAGCGGGTCGCACAAAAGGATGCGCAGGCATGTTCGCAGTGCCAAGCTCCACAAAGCGCCAGTAAAAGGCGTTTCTCGGGTTATTCGCCTTCATCGTGTTATCGCTGTTCCCGGTGCGCGGGTTAACACCACGAATATGGACGCCGGAAGAAATTTCGCCTCGGCGACGGCTTTTTTGGGTCACCACCACCACGTTTTTTTTCAGTTTCCCAGTACGCACCGGAGCGCGGGCGATCACTTCTTCCTTAAGCACTTCGGCGCCAGCGCGCGTGGCATCACGCAGAACCTTGTTGTTTTCAGCGCGGCTAAGCGCCTCCAGATCCTTTGCGATGTCATTCAGCCCGGAAAAATCGAGGCTCGTCTCAATCATTTTTCGGCACCCTGTTTGCAAAGAATTTCTAGCTGAATACCACGAGAGTCAGGGATAGGCGGACCAATGATATTCAAAATAGCCCCCTTGAGCGGGCCTGTGACAACCTTGATTCTGGACGCTGCAGTAATATCGCTACGAAATCGTGTCCATACCCTGATAGTGGCTACTGCGGTTTCAGCACCAGCGGCTACCAGCTCACGCCCACTGATGCCCTTTACTTCTGCCCAGGTTTCTGCGCCGTCATGCCATGATTCAACAGGCTGACCAGAAGGATCTCTGGATGTGGTGATGTTCTGAATTATCACCCTGTCTCTCAGTCTTCCTGCCTGCATAAACCCCTCCTACACACCGTAAATTCGATATGGTTGCAGCAGGGCTTCAACTGCAAACGGGACCTCTGCAACAGTCTGCCCAATAGCTACAGGTTCACGATTGGCGTACCAGTGCCCGATCAGCAGTAACATGGCCGCTTTAACATCACCATTCAGTAGAATCGGGTCCGGGTCATCTGCGTAGCCAGGGGAGCTCTGGTTTTCATAGAGCGTTCGCCTTGTCCATGTCTGGACGTAACGCGCCGCCGCACCGGTGTATAAAGTCAGCAGGGCATCGTCTCCGGAAAAATCGGTATCAATGCGGCAGTGCTGTTTCACCACATCAAGGTCGACCATTATTTTTTCGCCTTCTTGTCCGCTTTTACTTCCGGCTGTTCCTGCTGCTGTTCCTGCTGCTGTTCCTGCTGCTGTTCCTGCTGCTGTTCCTGCTCTGCAGGATTTTCTGATTCATCGAGCATCGCATAGCCTTTTTTGATGAGCTCGCGACCGTGCTGTTCCAGAGTTTCCAGCGGAAGCCCCTCAGTAACGACGGTACCGCCGAAATAAATCGGTTTAAGTGCAATCAGTTTCATTTTCCCACCTGTAAAAGCGGCCCGAAGGCCGCTATTTCATCAGCTACCAGCGCCAGTGCGGAATGCACCGTATACAAATGCCTCAGGGCGTTTCACAGCCAGCGCCAGACGTTCTTCGCAACGGATGGTGATCATGTTTTTCTCGAAGTCGTCGGCGTTCTCCGTGGAGATCACCACGTTCGCATCTTCGCGGTCGAAGATTTGCGCGCCAGCGTTGAATGCACCGGTCAGGAATTTACCCTGGAAGGCTGCCGCTTCCGTTGCAACAACCGGCAGCCCCCACAGAGTCGGGCCAGTCAGTGCCGCCGGGTTAGCCAGGATGTAACGGCCCAGGCTGTCTTTTGTCAGCTCGATCCGCGCCCAGTCAATGAAGTGAAGAACATGACCGGATGCCGGGAAGCGCGCCAGCTGCGCCTGCAACATTGCCAGACGCAGATCATCAATCCCGCTCTGTTGTTCGACAGTGAACGCTGGATTAAACGCCGACGCCTGAGGAACGATGCCATGCAGATGAACGCCGGTACCATCACCAAAGAGAATTTCCTGCTCTTCTGCATACTTCAGCCCGTAGCGCATTTCGGCATCAACGGTGGACTGCAACTGTGCGAAGTCATCCAGGATCTGCTTAGAGGCTTTGAACAAGTGGGCGATGGTGCTGACGCCAGTGATTTTCGGCGTGAACTCAATTTCGCTGTATGGTTTCTGCGTATTTTCAGGAACCACTTTCGCGTTGTTGGTAAAGCCCGTCTGCTGCACCCAGAAAATAGCCGGGGAAGAAGTGCGACCAGGCGCAATCAGATCGCGGATAAACAGACGCTGCTTCGGTGCCGTATCAATACCCGGCAGGCGCTGAGGCTCCACAACACCATCAGGAACATCCGCAGAAGTCAAAGCAGCCTTCACAGGGATGCTGATACGTTTGCCACCTTCAACACCGGCAGCAAAGGTTTTCAGCGCCTCAGCAGAGATCACCTGCTGGCCGATTGATTCCACAACATGCTTCGCGTTTGCCAGCGGCATCTGGGCAACATGTTGCTCCAGTTCGCCCATCGCTGCCTTCAGCGTTTTTTCTGCCTCACGCAGGGCGTTGAACTCAGAAGCCATTTTATCGACGGCTGCCTTTGTTTCTTCTGACAGCTTGCCAGACTTCTGCGCTTCTTTGACGGCTTCTTCTGCTTTCGCGTTGAACTTGCCGGTTGCTTCTTCAATGCTGGCCGTGACTTTTTTCAGAATATCGTTTACTTCAGACATAAAGGGTCCTTATTTGACTAACGCCGCCAGGGCGCTTTCAAGTGAATTGATGGTTTCAGGTTTGATGTCTTCGGCAGCGCCCGGCGTACCGTCGTTGGTGGTGACAGCGCCAGGCATGCCACCGGATAAGGCTTTAATGAGTTTTCTGCGCTCAGAGCGCGGGGTGTTGGTCTTGGCCAGCAATGCATCAAGTTTGCGAAGCGCGGCTGCAGGCGATTCGTCGCCGTCGCTGACCGCATCAGCAGAAAGCAGGCTGTCTGCCAGTCCCTTCGCCACAGCATCACTGCCACCGATATAGCTTTCCGCGTCCATCAGCTTCTGCACGGCGGCCATATCAAGGCCGGAGCGCGCCGCGTAGATATCAGCCATAGCGGTATCGAAGGGCTCCAGCGACTGTGCCAGTTCCGCAAAGTCATGGCGATTTCCCATCGCGTATACCCAGCAGTTGTGGATCATCAGGAAGGCACCGCGGCCAATCTGAATATCATCCCCGGCCATCGCAATAATCGAGGCGGCGCTGGCGGCAATGCCCAGCACCTTCACCGTTACACGGCCTTCGTATTCGCGGAGCAGGTTATAAATAGCCAGACCTTCGAACATGTCGCCGCCCGGAGAGTTGATATTCACAGTGACGTCGGCACCGTTCATCGCCCGAAGCGCACCGGCAATACGTTTAGCTGTTACCCCTTCGCCCCAGTAGTCCTGCCCGATAACATCAAAAACAGAAATGCTGTTATCGTCGGTGGCCGCAGCTTTGATCCCACCGTCCCAGCGATCCAGTGCAGACGGTAAAGTTTCACAGGTGACACGCGCGCAGGGACGACCCGCCGGTGCAGCCGGAAGTTGTTTTTTTGTCATGTGGGTTATGCTCCTAAGCGGCCTGCTTTAGAGGCGATTGCTCATATGGAATGTCGGGGAATACGTGATTGTGAAGCTCCCTGATCGCCAGTGCCTGAACGGCAGGATTACTGTTCTCAAGGTTTTTCAGTTGTGTCAGGTTGAGCTGAACGGTGTAAATGTCGCCCCCTTCAATCGGTGGCATGTTCTCCAGACGGCGAACATCATTTCGGGACATCCAGCCATTCTGAAGCGCGCTGGTATAGTATGCAGCGCGACCGGCACTATCGGCTCGCAGTAGACCTTCAACGGAGAACTCTGCAAACACGTCATCATCGCTGTCGAGTAAGCACCGGCCAATTTCCTGCTCAATATTTACCAGCAGCGGTCGAAGGGTATGCGTCAGGAACTGCAGGTTCATCCCCTCAAGACTGGATGCCCAGCTGCTTTGTTTCGTGGTATGACCGACCATGAAAGGAGGCACGCGAAACCAGCGACAAATTTCCTCAATACTGAAAGAACGGCTTTCCAGCATCTGGGCATCTTCAGGGTTCATGGTGACGCCCTGATACTTTAACCCGCCTTCAAGTACCATAATCTTTCCGGCATTTTTAGAGCCGGTAAATGCAGCCATGTAGCCGCGAAGCCTTTCACGTTGTTCATCACTGAGAGCATTTTCAGCGGAGAGAAAACCTGAACTCTGAAGCCCCTGTTCAAAAATCTTTGCCGCAGATTCTTCAACAGCCATCGCGGCACCGATCACATCCCGGCCCGTTTTCATCGGCATCATGCCGCAAACGCCATCCAGACCGAACCCGCGAATGTGCATGATGTTTTTGACGGGAATGACGCGCTCGTTACCGTTTTCAGTGTATTTGTATTCCAGCGCCCCGGTAGTAAGACGTTTAACCACCATGTTCTGCGGCAGCAAAGGCACCAGCGAAACCAGGCGATTTGCGATGAATTTCTTCTCAATGAAGGCGTTCCCGCGCAGGCAAATACTGGCAACCACCATCAGCATAAAGCGTGATGGAGTCATTTCTGAATTGGGACGGCGACACAGTACAGAATAAGCCGGGTGGTCGGTTGCCGCTTTACGCGAACCGTCAGGCTGTCGAACGTATATTTTCAGCGGAAGGGTTGAAATAGACTCGCTTAACAGCCTTACGCATGCCCATACAGCCGATAGCTGGATGGCTTTATCGGCCGTTACCACCTTTCCGCTGCTGCTGGTACCAAACCATTCCTCCCAGAACGTGCCGGTAGTCAGGCTGATAGGCACACCAAGCCAGTTAAGCAGAGCACTTTTAACCCTGCCTGGCCGTTTGTTTTTTTTCATCAGAAACCTACCATGATGGGATTATTGAAGAATCCGGAGAGATCCTGCTGGTCGTTGCCACCGTTAACCAGAACACGGCTCATTGCTGTGAACAATGCCGCCGGGCCATCAATCTTGGCCTCCGGTGTGGACTTGTTAGGAAAAATGTTCTCGTTCCGGTCAGGTTTGACGGTTACGTTGGACATCATCCAGTTCATCACCGGGTGATCGCTGTGATGAAAGCGTCCACCGTATACCAGTGCTTCGACCTCTTTCATCGCCTCAGAGAAATTGCGAACCGTCTGCGGCACTTCCACCAGCGGCAACCCTTCCTCTGCCAGCGAAAGGCTGAACTGCGTTGCACTCCATGGATCAAAGCCGATTTCTTTCAGGCTCTCACCAGCAACCCACGCCTGCAGCTCTTCCTTAATCTGGGCATGGTCGATTACATCCCCGTCGGTAAGGATTAGTTTGTCCATCTCGGCCCACTTACGATAGAGCTCTGCCATCTGACGTGAACATTTCTCAAGGCGTCCTTCCGGCAGCCAGAATTTAAAATCCGCATGAACGTGGCCACCTGGCGCGCGCCAGACTTTAGCGGCCGCACAGATATCAATTTTGTTTGAGAGGTCAACGCCTACCCAGGAGGGATAGGTTTTAAGTTCGTGCTGCGGGGCGATAAATTCGCATTTCTCCCATTTCATCATGTCCATCCAGGCCGACTCAGCGGTAACCCAGATATTCATGTGCTTGGTGAAAAAGTTAATCCTGGCCGAAACCTGCTCTTTCGCCTTTTTAGCCAGGCGGCGCAGATCATCCCAGCGCTTACAGATACCCAGCCCCGGATTCGCCTTCTGCCAGACTTTTTCATCAAAGGGATCGTCACCTTCATCTAAGGTGTAGATGATGGCAAAAAACGTATCGTCTTTTACCAGCCCGCGCAGAACCTTGATGGCGTAATCACGCAATTCGTAACAGATACCTTCTTTGTTGAAACCAGCGGTGGTGATACCGAAAAGCAGCGATTGCAGGCGCGCGCCGGTGGCCGTCTCCAGAACGTCCCAGACGTCACGGGTTTTATGAGCGTGCAGCTCGTCAACGATGGCGCAGTGGATGTTCAGGCCGTCGAGGTTGTTTGCATCTGATGATAATGGCTCGAATTTGGAGGCCGTTTGCTCCCGGTAGATAGCGAGCTTGTTGAATTCGAAGATCCGCCCAAGAGTGGCTTTCGCCTTCTTGACCATATTTTTCGCGTCTTCAAAAACAATTCGCGCCTGGTCACGGGTGGTTGCAGCGGAATAAACCTCCGCCCCGCCCTCGCCGTCAGCGCCAGCCATATAGAGCCCCACGCCGGAGCAAAGTGTTGATTTGGCATTTTTACGGGCCACCTCAACATCTGCCGTACGGAAGCGCCGAACCATCACCGGCCGACCGCTGCCGTCGTTACGCAGGACGGTTTCCCCCGTCTCTTCATTAACCAGCGGGATAACAAAACCAAAAATATTAATCAGGATGAAAACATGCCAGTCCATCAGCTCAATAGGCTGGCCTGCCAGCGCACCTTTGACGTGAGGAACAAAATTATAGAAATTCAGAATGTGCTGCGCGCGCGGCTCACTGAAGAAAATACCGCGCTCTTCGCCGTGTGCCAGATCGTCAAGAAAACGCTGACAGGCAAGGCGCACATACTCACAGGCAATAATTTCCCCCGCCACCACCCTCTCGGCGTAGCGGATGCCTTCTGCAACCTTAGCCATTAATCCCTCGCTTTCATAAACTCGGCCAGCGGATCAACCGCATCAGGACCTTTTGCATTCACTTTAGAGCGGCTGGCTGGCGTCATGCCGAACTCACCGAGCATGGCGCGCAGACGTTTCCAGGCATCAGCTTTCATGACGGCTGCCGGGTGGGCTTTGATCATCACATCCCCACTCTGCGTTTCGGTCCGGTAGGTGTAGCCCTCAACTTCAAGCGTGTCGCAGTGATGCCGGTATTCGGTATAAGCCTCAACCAGCAGCTCAAGGGCTCTGGCGTCCAGCTGGGACATAACACCGATAGCATCGAGCTCGTCGGCCATCCGTTTAAACCAGTACTTCCCCTGCTTGTCGAAATGCTTCGGCGTTGGGGGGACCCCTGCAGCTGGCTTAGGTTCGTTTTCATTAATCGGGCGTTTTGATGGGTTACCCCTCACCAAACGTAGATGGGTCGGGGTTTTCGGTGGTCCAGACATAATCGAAAACTCCTATTAATCATCGAGTGGGGGACCCCTAAAAAAAGTTTTCTAACCTGCGGCGATGTGAAAAGAGGTTAGGCGGCGGTCCTTTAGGCTGATTTCCCTGAGGTTTTTACCCGCCCTCCCCCAGACCGCGCAAATGAGAGCAGATATCATTTAACCGACTCATGCACGATTTTCGCCAGTTTCCGGCTCGGGGGACCACTGTTACCAATGCGAGGGCTGAACACCTTACTGATGTCCCAGCCTGCCTTCAGTCGATACTCAATGGAGTTTCTCGAAATACCCAGGTAATCCGCCCATTCGTTAAGACACATCGTCTTGCCGTGAGCGGTATATCTGCGGTCGGAGTTCTCTCGCATTGTCTTTCTCATCTTGTCTACGCCTCGCTTCTGATTGCACACAGGGCAACTTGGCACAAGATTGTCAGGCTCGTTATTGGTCTTACAGTCATCGAGGTGGTCGATGTGAAGGGTGTCCCAGCCAATGGTTTTTGCACACCAGTGACAACGGAACGGTCCAGCCCCATGTTTGTCGTAATAGACTTTCCGGTGTTCGTAAACACGAGGACTCCCACATGCCAAAGGATGATCGGGCGCATACACCAGCAGATATCCGCCAGCGTGCTCCAGCTTGCCATCCTTTCTTGTGCTGAGCTTCTCTGTCGTTCCATGACGCCGGACGCGCATGTAGTGCTTTTCACAGTAGTGGCTGTTACGGGATCGTACCGATAGTTCGCATCCATCCACTATGCAGGAAGCATGGGCGTGCGGAAGTCCTGAACCATGTTTCGATTCAGTCATCTTCACCTCGTTACTTAATTTCTGTTCAGGCGTTCGCGTGCTGTCTTGGCTTTATGGCAGCCGCAGCATATTGATTCCAGATTAGAGAGGTCGTCAGTACCGCCGTGAGCTTTCGGCTTGATGTGGTCCACCGTCTCAGCGGGTGTATACCTTCCATTTCGCAGGCATTCCTGACAAAGGTGCTTATCTCTGTCGAGAACGATTGGGCGCAGCCTGTCCCACTTGCTGCCATAACCTCGCTGATGCCTGCTCTGTCCTCGCTGATGCTGCTGCCAGCCTTCATTGCGGTGATGTTCGCAATATCCAGATCGGTCTGTTGTAGTCCCGGAGCAGCCACGCTTACGACAGGCGCGGGGGATGGCCGCTGGCATTAGCGCTTACCATAGAGCAGACCGCCAGGCCTCAGCATGTTGCGGATAGCATCGCCAACTGCATCATTCACTGCCTGTTTCATTTCATCACTAAGCACAGCCGATACCGTTATCTTCCCGCTACAAACCGCAGCGTTCTTGATGGCTGATTGAGCAGCTTCATTCACCTTAAATCGGTCAGCCTCAAACACTACTTTGCGCTGATCACCTTCAATACTGATGCCAATACCGGCAGAGTACAGCTTGCCTGAAGTTTCCCCAAGGTAACCACCAACAGGCACACCAAAGCGAGTTTTGACCAGGTTCTCAATGGCAAACTTCTGGCCTTCAGCAGTAAGGAAAGTAAAATAGTTTTCCCCCTGATATGGCGTTGCAGTATGCCGGGTTTCAGCTAACCCCAGGTCGCGCAGCTGTGTTACACCAGATTTAGATGGCAGGTTGCCACTTTGCAGCGCACCACGGAAAAACAGAGCATACAAAACATCTGTCGCGCGGTCGGATAACTTAATGTTTTTCTCTGACATGATTTACTACCCTTTTAGACGTGAGCCTGTCGCACGGCAAATCCGCCGAAAGTTAACGGTTTGCCCAGGCTCACAGCTGAAAGACTTTCTTCGATGTGCGCGTGCGATGCGCATTAAAAAGCCCCGCTATTGCGAGGCTACGTTTTGCTCTGTTGACTTATCCCATTCCTCACGGAACCTGGATGGGTTGTCGAAACCTTCACTGCACTGGTTGGTTTTCATCATTTCGCCCTTTCTCAATTTTGCGAATTGCTTCCCGGTCGATGTTGCACTGACCGACGATCCCGTAAAGTGTCGCGTTCATCGAAACACTGTCACCGTATGAGGGATTGTCTGGCAGATCCGGCACATCAAGGCGCGACGTCAGCTCCGCCGGAAGGTTCAGGGCTGGATGCTTTATCACCCGGTATTCCACGGGCGGCTTCTGCTGCTGCGCGCAACCGCTCAACAGCGGCATCAGGAACAGGAGCAGCAGCGCACTTATCTGCCGCCAGGTAGCGCTTAATCTCGCTCTGGAGCATTCGGTTCTGCTTGGCCGACTCAGCCCGTTGTTCTGCGACTTCAGACATGACAACGTTTTGCCTGTTAACGGCGCCAGCAAGTTCTTTAACGCTCCCAGCCAGATCGTCATTTTTAGCCCTCAGGTCGTTGATCTGCACATCCTTGCTGTCGTTAAGCTGTGTCAGCCTGTCGTTCGTCGCCGTCAACTGATGATTGCGGGCATTTAGCCCCCACAGGCAGATAGCGACAAGGATAATGAACGCGCAAGGAATGAGAATGTGCGCATTATTTTTGAAAATGCGGAATAAACTGATTAACCCGAACATAAAACCCCCTTAGCTTTGGTCAAGCGGGCTTTCCTGTCCTCCAGTCCGTTGGTACCACCGTTGATGATTCTGGTGATGCGGCTAACATCATCTGAGTCAGCGATAGCGTTAAGTCCGTGATTGCTCCACCAGGCAGCTGCGGATTCAGCCGCATATTGAGGCTGAGTAAGCAGTTCCGGGCTCTTCACGATATCAACGCCAAGCTGCTTCACCAGCGCGGCGTAATTCGCTTTCCCCGTCACCTGAATCAGGCCGCGCCCGCGGTAACGATATCCATCACCACTGTTGCGATCACCGTTCCCGTTCCGGTTGGCGTAGATGATGCTGCCAATCATTTTCTGGTCGGCCGGATGAGGATTTTGGCCAGAATCAACACGACCATATCTGAAAGCATCTTCCTGACTGATTCGATTGCCGAACATTGCCAGCAATGCGCCGTAGCGGTAATTCAGGCTCTCTTCCACACGCACGAAGCCAGATGATTCATGCCCAACCTGTGCGAGGAAGTGCGCCTGCCTTAAAGGTGTGCTTATGTCGTACTTCTGCATTGCAGCGAGCACGACTGGAAACCACTTTCCGGCCAGTTCCGCACTGGTTCCCGTTGCTTGCTGGAATTTACTGAGGGTCAGCATTTGCTTTGTCTCCCGGTTCATTCAGGCCAAGGCGACGGCGCGCATAGGCGAAAAGCGAATCCACCCCCACATACCCGACGCCAGCCGAGATGGGCCAGCAAAGCTCAGGGGGAAAATTCCAGTTGAAGATTGCCCATATAGCCGTGAGTGTAGGCTGAGCGAAGAAGCATAGGATCCCGCACATCGTTGCGCCGGCGATCCGGTCTTTCCACTTTGATTTCGCGCCGCGCGAGGTAGCGAGTATCGACATGACAAAAGCCAGTACCGAATAGCCAGCTTCGTTTTTGTGGTTTACAAGCCACGCAAGCATCACCGCCCAGGTATCTGGTCTGTCTTGCATAGTGGTTTTCTTCATGTTCGCACCTGCTTGGTGCTGATTGATTAGGTCAGGCCCTCGGGACGATTTAACAAGTAGGCGTGTCGATGATGTTTCCTTGAGCCTGAAATAAAAAAAGCCCGCTTTTGATGGCGGGCCAATGAGTTGACTATTTGTAAGGTAGGTGTGAGTAAGACCTATGCTCAGAAGTGAAGCTATATCGGCTGATTCACTATCGGTTCAAGAGAACCATCGGGCATTCAGTTACTTCCCACAACTCAAAGCGTAGCAGCAGTTTGCAAAACCATAAAAAAAGGCCTGCGTTTTATGGCAGGCTCTCAAGGAATTTGAAACTTGTATTGTTGTTGTCATGGTGCCGGGTGCCTCCCGGTGACTCTACTCCAGCCAGCAAAGTCGCGTGCATACCTGCAGATAGCAGTTGGCCGGAACGCCCTCCCGCTTAGGAAGGATTCACCACAGAAATAAATTACGCTGAACTTATTGCTGCGGTCAATGGGATTAGTCATTGTTTCCTGATGGCGGCCTTAGAAAGGAAAAAGCCCCACCGAAGTGAGGCTAGTTAAATTTGAGGCACCTCATCCAACAAACCACCCGAGGTTAACTGGATTTCACGAGATGCTTTTGGATGAGCGCTGAACCAAAAGGTCAGTATTTTCACACAGCAATTTTGCAAAAAGCAGCGCTCACGCAAAAACATCTAAGGAAGGTGAAGTAAATTGGCATCGGCAATGAAATCCGAGATAACATCAATGTAAATAACAACTCCAGCTATAAGGCTGGCAGTCAGTATCAGGGCAATCTTCCAGATGCCCATAGGTCACCTCTTCTGCGGTATTCCCAATACAATTCTTATTCATCACTAAATAGAGATGAAAGTACATTGCACAGCTAACCACAAAACAGATCACTAAAGCCAGTATTTTGAGAGTCTTTAACAACACAATTCCCCTGCTAGTTTACTGCAAGCAGGTTAACTTATAGCGGCTCAACAAATTCTCAACACAAGACATAAGCCTGGTCCGTATCACAGCGACCTTCATATAGTAGGTCAGGATTGAATAAATCAGGTGAACTCGACGATATTTCAGCGGGACTACTGGTGCAATGCACCTTCGTGAAAGCCCGGTTGCGAAGCAAAACTTGCTGGCCCGTCAGTCCACCATCAACTACCGTAGTGCCAGAAACAGGATAGGACATTTAGCCCCCTCTTATTGCTGTTGATCCTCTCAGAAGGTTGAGGGGAAACAAAAAAGGCCACCGTGAGGTGACCTATATATGATTGAAATTCTTGATTTATTAAGGCTTGATCAGACCGGCAATGCCTTCGGCTTGCCCATGTGATATGTAACAAGACTGCTTTTGCTGCCATCTTCCCAGACTGTAGAACTCTCGGTGATCTTTAAAATCACCCAGCCTTTAGAAAGGCCCAAATTGACTTGCTCAACATCCTCTACCGTCCGCACTTCCTGGATTTTACTCAACAAGTTTTCATCTGCGCTCATCAACTGACCCTCAGTTAAAAAACACAACATAACAAACGCATTGAAGAAAAACCTTGCTGGAAATAAAAAAACCCGCCTGAGTGCGGGTTTGATGTCGTGCAGGCGTAATATCCCACGATGTAAAGCATACAGGACAGTTTTATGCAAAGTCAACGCTAACGTGCAAAAAAGTGTCGCTATTTGCTCCGATCATATTAATAAGTTGTCGTCTTCTGAAATTCCACTGCTGCGTGACGCTCCCCATGGCGCAAAGTGTCCACCAGCATTTCATAAAAGGGTTTCCAGTTGCGTGACCATGAGGACTGATGGAGGTCCGGGAGACGCTTCAGAATGGCACGGTGTACCGTCGCCGAAGAGATAGCAGAGAAGCCATTACCAGAGCAACGTTCACACGTTTTGAAAACCGGTGCGCCACGTTCTTTGGTCGCTTTGCGATCCAGCACTTCACCTTTACCGCCACACCTGCACCGGGCAAGGATCACTTTCTTTCCTCCGCATGTTCCGCAAACCCTATTCACCAGCTCATTTTTAATCTTCGGGGCAACCACTTCGGCACCGTCGGCGTCGAAAATACCAGGATGTTTAATCACATCCTCATTCCCGGAGATAAACCCGGTACCGCTGCAACTGTGACATGTCACGCTGGTAGCCGCCGAACGGGAGTAATCAGCAAAGGCAAATTGTGCCAACATCTGCATGCACCATCCGAACTGCCCACCAGCTGCTTTGCGAACATTCTTCGGTGCGACATACATCGCATATCGCGCCAGTGCCTGAACTGCGAGCTGTTCATCCGTTTTGCTGATTCCCGCTTTACCGAAGAACGCCGCCAGGCCGAAGCGCGCACGGCTGCTGGTGGTGCCAATCGCCGCCATTACATCTGTTCCTGTAAGGCGGTCCGGAGAGGTTCCTTTCACGTCGTCGCTGATGTGCATTCCCTGAGGGCTGAAATGTTTGAGTGATGCTTCCAACTTCATTGAATGGTTTCTCCCTTTTCAGCAGTGCCAAACCAGCCAGGGTGTGCCCACTGGACATCAGTGACTTTATCGCCGTTACCCCACAGCGACAGAGTACGCATAGCAACGTAGTGCATGAGGATTTTTTCATACTCTCGCCACTCATCATCAGGAGTGACTTCAACAAATTCAGCGATGGCGTCAGCAATAAGACCGAAACACTCAGGAAAGTCACTATGACCGATTGCGATGTCTTTGGCTGTTTCCTGAAGCTCCAAAAAACGCGGCTTGGTAAAGAGGTACGACATTTCTCTAATTAGGCGATCCATTTTTAATACCTCGTTGCGTTGGTGGCTTCCCACTCAATATCAAGTTCACTTTGCTGTTTGCCGGCCAAGTAATTGAAGGGCCCTTTATCACCCTCGATAAACTGGTGTGATCTGGAATCAAAATTGGCTCCTATGTCTCCGATCCAGCCTTCCCCTTCACGTTGTTTCAACAGGCGAATCATTGAGGCGGGCATTTGGATAGCAGTCTGCTCGTCCTTATCAAGGCTCTCATACCCCATTCTTTCAGCCTTGCGCTGCGCCAGTTCGCGCGGGATATTACGCCAGACGGCCATAACGTTGTCGGGCATGTCAGTTAAAGCGCCAGTGCCTTTAACATCCATTTTCCCTGTTGGTGCAGCTTCGTTTGTTTTTCTGGCATGCGTTACCAGCAGAACATGGCAGTTGTGCTCGTTTTTAAAGTCGCAGAGGGTATCGATAAATTCTTTTTGTCCACCGTAGTCCTCTTCATCGAGTCCACATTTTGCCAAGTTGTCGATAACGAAAAGATCGATTCCATAGCGGCGTCTGGCATAGGCAAATATTTCCAGCAGGCGATCGGCCTTGGCTGTTCCGGTGAGTTTGAACACCCAAAGACGATCAGAAAACCACTCGTTAGTCATGATGATTTCAGTACGTTCTGGGTTTTTTCTACAAATGGTTTGCCGGGTAAGACGAGCCAACATTTTCCCAGGCTTAAGCTCCAGCGAGGCAATGCATACCCGGACTCCCTGGCTCATGGCATTGACGGCGATATGTCCCACCAGCTCGGTTTTTCCGTGGCCGTTTACTCCGTTAACCAGCGTCAGCTCGCCGGCGCGGAATTTGAAATTACTGTTCAGCGAATCCCACGGGCTGGAAAATAATCCAACGTCTCGATGCTCGAACGCATCCAGTGTTTCCTGAAGGAGATCACCCGCAGAGCAGAGTTCATCAGGGTCAAAGAATTTAGCGGTCCCCAAGTAGTGCCAGATTTCATCCTCGCTCATCCCGGAGGTCAGGCATTCATTGATATCTTTGTGCGGCAGCTCTACCAGGCGGCAACGATGCTCCCCTAGACGACGAGCAATTTCTTTTGCGGCTTCGCGCCCTACATCATCGTTATCGAGGCTTAACCAAATTTCTTCGAATCGGTCGAGGTTGTGATACTCGTATTCGATCCATTGCTGTTTGGCCCCTTTTCCACCGCCGAACGGTACCGATAGAGCACTGATACCGAATTGCGAGTAGGTCATACAGTCAATCTCTCCTTCGCAAAGCACAACAGCGCGAGCTTTCGCGTCCATAGCCTGCCAGCCAAACAGACATGGCTCGCAATCAGCTTCAGCCATGATCAACTTTTTGCCATTTGGTCGTTCAGTGCCGATTCGCTTTACCTGCAAAAGCTCACCGTTGCGAAGATACGGAAACGCCACTGCCGGAATTTCGCGGTTTTCATCGTGGTACCAGACGACTGCGTCCGAAACACGGAATTGATCAGCTGTCTCTCGGGTGATGCCACGGGAAGAGAGGTAGTCGTAGCAATGGCTCGCCTTTTTAACGCCTTTTTTGGTTGGCCGTGAGAAGGTTTTTTTCTTCGCCTCGAAGTGGTTATCGTCGTCCTTCAGCCCAAGGAACTCTTTCGCTTCCCGCATAGCGTCGTGCAGCTGGCAGTTACGCACCAGCACCCAAAGATCAAGCAGGTCTCCGCTGTCGCCGCTTGCAAAATCTGCCCAAGTCTTCTTACCACCGAGATTAATTTTCAGGCTCTTACCGGCATCACCATTGGTATTACCAGCGCACCACTCCTTGCCCTCGAGGTGTCCTCGTGGAAGCAGGTATTTCGCAACTCTTTCGGCGTTGTCCCACAATTTTTCAGATAACTCAGCAGGGGTCATCACACACTCCGTAAATCGAATTTTATAAAGCACATAGTCACGAATTCCTCACGCAAAAAGCCGCGGTTATAGCCAGCAACCAGTAGACGTTTGAGGATTCTTTTCATGGGCGGTTAGCTCCGCGCTTCATGCGGTCAATGGCTGCCTGGCTGATAAATACCTCAGCCGAACCGTCACTTGGTTTTGCGAACCAGGAAGCACCTGTCCCACCGATGGCGTTTGCGCTTGCGGATATCTGAGGAGCTCCATTTGGTTTTTCATCGTTCCAGCGCTCTCCGTTCAGGTATGACGCTGGCAGGAGTTTGTCGAACCCCATTTGCTGTGTTTTCACCCGGAGGCTGATATCTTCAGCCAGCATAACGGCGAAGTTCTCAGGCGTACCTCGGTTCGCTTTTTTCCAGTCGCGATATTTGGTCCTGAACGCTGACTTAGCCTTGACCTTGGCATCCTTTCTCAGACCTGCCCCCCAAAAAATATTTTCGAAAGCGACATCGACTGGATCTTGGCCTTCAGCATCATCTGATTCTGAATCAGGTTTTTCCTGTGAAGGTTTCCCTTTCGACTCGTCAGGTTTATCGCCATCAGTCCGATTCGAATCGGACAAATTAGTTTTATTCCTTTCCTCTTCCCTTCCCTTCCTTTCCCTTCCCTTCCGTCAGTGAGTTCGCCGTGAGCACTCAGTGAGTCCTCAGTGTTAACTCCATTGCTTGCATGTGAATCATATGTTTGTTTTTCATCATCATTCACTGAACCATCCATGTAATTAGGTGCTGGTTTCCGTGAGCTATCAGCGACTTCTTCTGGAGTAGGTATTGTTGTTGCGGATGGTCGGTTAATTTTCTGGTGTTTAGAAAAACCATCAATGTGAATATATTCAACACCATTCACTGAATACTCACTGATTAACCCAGCCAGGCTAAGTTCTTTAATTAACGGCTCGCAGTCGATCATGTCCGCAGGGAAAATCTGCATCTTGATACGCTTCGGGGAGCGCACCAGATTGCCTTTGTCGTCGGCAAAATTGAACATTCCGATAAACATCAGGCGCGCCTCAAATGAGCATTCGACAATCTTCTCATCAGTCCAGAACTCAGGTTTAATTGTTCTAATGCGTGCCATCAATCACCCCTCCATCAGAACAAATAACCTCACTTACATCAGGCCTTGGCTGGAATTTGGCATCAACCAGGGATGCCTTGCGCGCATTGCAGGAATCACACAAACACTGCATGTTGTCTGGGTGGTGAGCCCCACCGTTACGTCGCGATACAATGTGATCTGCGACCAATTTAATGCGGTCTTGACTACCACAATGACGGCATTTGAAACCGTCGCGCCAAAGAACAAATTCGCGTAGTGCGCGATGGCAGGGTACGCGCATTTTCAGGCGACCTTTGATCGTGGGCACTTTCCATTTGTTGCCGTTCTGGTCTAACCAAAACTCAGACGACACCTTTCCGTAATCACGCATTTTGCGCCTCCGAGACCTTTGTAAAATATTGTTGGAACTTCCAGACAGGCTGCATGCATTCATGCGGATAATTCTGCCTGGTGAAATACACCTGCTGCTTATCCCGATTCCAGCCGGTGACATGCACAATCACCCCGCGCGGATCGCGATAATCGATATCCAATGGCTTAACTTGGTTTTCGGTAGTGATTGGATGTGACATGTCACACCTCATTGCCCGGATGTGGGAAAACAAGCATTTCTCGCTTGAGGGGTTTTTTACCCACAAAAGTTCTACTTGCTGCTTCAATAGAAGTTGCAAGTTTTGGTGACGCATTTCTGTATCCGTAGGCAATAAGATTCAAATATCCTATTGATGTACCGCTCTTAACTGCCAAAGCGTGCCATTCTTCTTTAGTGGAAGCACGACGCCAGGAAAGAAGTTCGTTTTCCATACCCACACCTCAATTTATCATTTTGGTAAAGTTTATCTTTACGATAACTATGAGGCAAGATAAATTTATCAAATTGGGTATTTATCATATTGCTAAAAAGTGGGAGTATTTGGTCATGGACATAAAAAACATTCGACGTCAGAACCTAAACAGGTTGATTGGTGAGTACATCGTGGAAGGTTATACCAAGGCACAAATTGCTGAAAAAATTGGTATACCCCCTTCTCAACTGAGTCAGTTATCTGGCTCTAACGCCTCTCGTAACATTGGTGACATAATAGCTAGGAGAATTGAGTCAAGTATGGGCCTGCCCCATGGCTGGATGGATTCAAAGAGAGCAGATGTTGATGCATCTGGTACCAAGCCTAACTTTTTCATAAATCCACTGACAAAAAATCAGCAACAATACCGAATTGAGGTGCTGGACACTGAGTTCAGTTGCGGAAGTGGCAGGATGAACATGGACTATCCTGAAATAGTTAAATCGATTGAACTTGATCCAGAGGAGGCTAAAAGGATGTTTGGTGGGCGTAGCCCTACCTCCCTGAAAATCTGCACGGTTGTCGGCGATAGCATGCTCGGGACTATTTTCCCTGGGGATCTTGTCGTTATAGACGTTACGGTAAACCGGTTGATAGGTGATGGGATTTATGCGTTCGTTTATGGTGACAACTTTCATATCAAACGCTTACAGCTGCTTAAGGACAAGCTGGTAGTCATCAGCGATAATTCAACTTACGAAAAATGGTTTGTATCTGAAACTGATCAAAGCGAGTTTCACATTCAGGGCTTAGTTGTCGGTAGATGGCAAATGTCATACAACCGTTTGGGGTGAGACTCATACATATAAAAAACCAGCTTCGGCTGGTTTTTTTATGCCCTGCACAAAATAATTTACTATATATATCAATATCATAACCATTAATTTATCATAATTTATCAAAAAGATATTTACCAAAATTTATCTTTGAGATAAAGTTCATTCATCGGCAAACAACGGAGCCAATGAAATGAATACTCAAATCACCGTAGCCAAAACCATCGGCAAAAGAATATTAAATCAAAGATCTTCGCTTCGACTGTCTCAGGATTTTTTGGCTGATCATCTTGGTTTAACAACCGAAACCATTAACAACTGGGAAACGGAAAAAACTGTACCGTTTGCTGACCAGTTAATCCAATTGGCTAACATTCTTCATTCTGATGTTCTGTGGCTCATTTCAGGAAACGAGCAGTGCGGTGAATTTACAGAGCCAACAAGCATTATAACTTCCAATCAACTTAATTCATGGTCTGCGGATATTGGCAATTGCAGAATGGCTTTATCCAACGCTATGGATTGTATGCCTCCGGAATTGTCGGCTATCGGTACGCTAACTATCGTTTATGAAAAATTAGACGACTTGCAAGAAACCATCTGCAAGCAAGCCGACAAGATTTAAAATTAATTAACATTATTTAATTAACACCTTTCTTGGTGGGGCCAAACTCACCATGAGGAAATGAAAATGCAAAATTCCGTCGCAATTAATCAGCCGATTAAAACGCCCCAAATGCTGTTCGGATCTGACAACATTAATGACTTTGGCAACCGAGTTAAAAGTTGCCGGATGGAAGGTGACTCCATGCAGCCGACCATCGAACCATGTGAGGTTGTGGCTTTCGTTGATTGCGGTGGACGTGCGCTTACCTCTGGCATTTATGTTTACACAATGGATGCTTTTGGTCGCCCATGCCTTTTCATTAAGAGAATCGAGCCATTAGCTGATGGCTCATTAAAAATCATCTCTGATAACCATCATTACGAAACTTTCACCCTTAACACCGATGAACAGAAAGAAATCAAAATTCACGGTCGGGTAGTCGCTTCTTTGGCTGTGAGGCGCTTCGTATGACTTTCATCAAAGACATAGCGGCATATAGAACAGCATGCCTTTATGCGGCCTGCGGTTACGAGGTAATCGCTCGTCTTTATCTTAAAAAAGCATATGGACGGTAATTATGATCGTATTAAAAAGACAAGATATTCAGAGTGTGAATATCAAAGCTGAGCAACCGGCGGGTCTATCGCAAACATTATTTGAATATCACGACAAGCTCGACCACTTCCAACTTAAAACGATTTGCGCTCTTGTTTATGACCTAGCTGCTGATATTCATGACTGGACCGAAAAAGAAGAGGAAATAGTAATGAATTTGGAGGAGGAACAGCGCAATGGATAAATTAACCGAGACATATCGCCGCCGAATTTTAAAAGCTGCGTTATTACGCCACCAGCGTAAAACAGGCAGTAACTGCCTTGTTATAAAGCTCAATAAAGGCGGCATTAACACAGTCGAGTTAACAGAGATTCTTCTCGATGGATTATTACGAAAATTCGAAAGGCTTGCGATCAGTGAGTACGGGAATGTCGAAGGCGTAAAAGCTATTAAAGGAATTTATAGCAGTGCTGTTGATGTAAATGGCAGCGGTGAATTCCTCACAGATAGCGGAAAGGAGTTAATCGACGAGCTCATTTCTGAGCTGGTTGAGTTCGTCAAAAAACAAAAAGTGGAGGCTCGGATCTGATGGCGCTGACAGCGATACGAATTCCTGAGTGGGTTCACCTCAAAGCGGCACACATTTTAAGCCAGTTCAGGGCAAGGCGCATTCACCCCTGCCGTATGCACGGCTCCGGTAATTTGAGCCTCAAGGTTAATCACCGCTGGCGGCTACTCTCCCGCGATGGCGGAAAGAACTGGGAAGTAATGAGTCACGAACGATACAGCAAAGTTAAGGACCGGAAATGAACGATAAACGCACCGTAAGCATGATTGACCTGGCATTACAGAAACACGATACGCCAGTTGGCCCACTGTTCGTGGCAGTACGTCACGGTCGTATTAAAAAATGCTTCACGCAAGATACGGCGATCCGCTATCTGGCTTTCTTCATGACTACCGAGGCTTTTGAGCGTTCAGGTTTTCCGCAGCGTCACCCGCGGGTGCGTATTGATCGCGATGACAGGGAGGTATGGCGAGACGGGGAAACAAAGGCTGAGTATCTGGCCGCCCACCAGCGTTGTGTTCGCCGTCTGCGTCGCATCCTGGCGCGCAAGCGAGAAATGGAGAAATGGTGTGAGAAATGGGACGCGATGCATGACCGATTCGTTAAAGAGGTTGATGCACTGCAGGCCATCAAACCAGCAGGGGTGAAATGATGAAGCCCTTCATTTTCAGCATCATTGTTTCCATGCTGCTGGCGGCCACCGTTATCGGCGCGCTGATTGAATATAAATTTTTGGTGAGGTAGCGAGGCGCTCCATGAATAAGCCTGTTTTAGAAGTTATTAAGCGTTGGACCCGTCTGGCAACGGAGGCCAAGCAGCTGGGGCTCACCACCATCCCCATCGATCCGGAGAATATGTTGATGGTGCTGGGTGAACTATCATCCAGTTCGGCGGAAAAGTCCGCCGATTACCAGAGCGACTATCAGGCTGCGATCGACATTCTGCGCAAGAGAGCGGCCAGCGAACTTGATGGCGGTTTTAGAGCGCATCACAACGCACTTATCTATGCGGCAAATGAACTGGAAAATGCCCAGGCATTTGGGCGGGAGGTCGGTCATGAGTCTTGATTGCGTACCACTTTCAACCTACTGCCGGGACGCCGGAGAAACGGTTGAAGCTGTTAACAAACGGATACAAAGGGGGTTATGGAAAGAGGGTGTCCATGTATTAAAAGTCGATGGCGTCAAAGAACGCTGGATAGACTTAACGGAGGTTTCAAAGTGGGCAAGAAAGAACAAGGATCATTATCTCTCCCAAGAGGAGTAACAATTCGCCAGCATAAAACTGGCGATACCCTGGTGATCACATTCACCTACAAGGGGGTTCTCTGCCGGGAGCCCCTTTCCAGAATGGAAGCAAACGCGCGCGGCGTAAAGTATGCCGAGCGCCTGCTGGGGGAGATACAGAACCAGATCGCCGGCGGCACATTCGATTATGCGAAATACTTCCCTACCTCCAAAAAACTGGAGCTGTTCGGAGTAGTGAAGAAAACCAAAAATATTAAGTCCTACCTGGACGAGTATCTGAAAATCTGCCAGAACCGTAACCTTTCGCCGTCCACGATTGGCGGTTATGAAAAGTGCCTGTCTGCGCTATCTGCGCTGCACAAAATGCATGTATCGGAACTGACCCCTGCGGTCCTCAAAAACTGGATCGCCAGCAGAAAAACAAAGCTGAAAACGATCAGGAATAACCTCTCGTTTCTGCGCAGCGCCATAGATGAAGCGGTGACAGACGGCCTGCTGACGATCAACCCGGTAACCCTTGTAAGCGCGAGTCGGTATCACGTGATCGACAGCAGCCCGAATAGTGACGATTACGAAGTTGATCCGTTCACGCCAGCGGAAATCAGCGCTATTTACGAGAGCTGCAGATATCCGGAATGGGAAAATCTGTTCCGTTTCGCATTCAATACAGGTTTACGCAGCTCTGAGCTGTGTGCGTTGCGCTGGCCTGATCTCGACAATATCGCTAAAACAGCTCACGTTCAGGCGGCGAGTGTTGTTGGCGTTCTGAAAGGTACCAAAACAAAAGCCGGTACCCGTAAAGTAGAATTAAACAGCGAGGCGCTGGCCGCGCTGCAGGCGCAGAAACAATTCACTTTCATGAAAAGCGAGTTTATTTTCAGCGATCCTAAAACGGGTGAGCCCTGGGCGAACGCCGACGCAATACGAAAAAAAGCATGGGTACCAACCCTCAAAAAAGCTGGCGTTCGATACCGTAACCCGTACCAGACCCGCCACACATTCGCCACCAGACATATTAGCCAGGGCGTAAACCTTTTCTGGCTTGCCGGACAGATGGGGCATAAAGGGCCGGAAATGCTGTTCCGCAATTACGGTAAATACCTGGCTGAATACGACGGCAAAACCGCCATTTCTGCGGCTCTGTAGCGTGGTGAATATTTCAAAATGTTGGACGGAATCAGGACGTTAGAGGGACCACGATATGCACGTAAAATGCACTTGAGACCTTTTAAAAAAAACAAAACATTAATATTCAACAGGTTAGCCATTATTCGGACACGGGTTCAACTCCCGCCAGCCCAAAATTCTCCATCGGCGATCACCAGAGTCGACTGATGAAGTCCTGAAAGCCCGCACGGCGCAAGCCCTGCGGGCTTTTTTGTACCCTCAACATGTCCCGCGAAGTCCGTAAAATTTCCCGGCGACACAGCAACATCACGCCA